TATTTGTTTGTAATCACCTTTTTTAAATTTCCCTTGTGGATCTCTAAACCTTATCTTTCTAGCTTTAGCCCAATTCTCAAACGCACCTGAATAAGGCATTTTAGTTTTGTAACTATAAGGTGTATTCTTGTTTACCCTATAATTACTTTTAGTACCCTTTACACCTTTATCAATATAATCACCATAATCTTCCATAAATAAACCGTACGCTAAACTATTCTTGTTTTCAAATAGCTTTTTATATTGAATACTGTTATATAACTTTCTTGTGTTGTTAATAGGTCGCTTTCTTCTTTGTAACTTAGTACCTTTACTAAGATTCTGTCTAGCTTGTTTCTTAACAGCTTTAAAGAACTGATCTAACCTTGCATTAAACTTATCTGAAAATACTAACATATATATTGGTCATTAGGTAATTCTATTTCTAGATCTGCATTCCACCCCGCTAAGTTATTTTCAAACCTATCTACAAATGGTTCACAAGTAGGATCATTAGTTAATTTATATCCCGTAGTGTTTAAATCGCCAAATCTTAATTTTTGTATTAATTTATTTAATACGCCTAACTGTGTGTTTAATATATCTTGTTCGTCTGTGTTTTTTCTAAACTTATCTGTTTCTTCTTCTTTACTAGTATCTTTTATATCCATAACAAGTACGGTAATATTATATACAAGTGTTTGTTGTGTTGACACTACATTGTTTACTATAAAGTGTGCTAGGGGAAATATAGTTTGTTTACCTAAGTCTACATCAGATACATCTCCTATAGTAACTGTTTTAGTTATATCGTTGTTTAATAGTGAACTTTCTAGCGCTTCGCTAAGTAAGTAATATGATCTAATGGCTACGTTTGCTGGCATTTCTTTTTAATTCTGCTTGTTCTACTTCGTTCTTTTCTTTTATATATAATAATACATTTAAAGATTTTAATAATCTTTCTTTAGTGATATTTTCGAATTCTGTAATACGTCCCTGAGAGAGTTCGTAAATTGCTGAATACCACCCCCATCGCTTAGAAAACTGTGCTGACCTTCCGTTAGGTTGCTCAACTGGTTCTCCGTTAAATAATCCATCATATTGCTTGACAACTCGATCCCTAAATTGTAAAAAAAAACCACCGCACTAAAACACACATCTAAAGGCATATCTTTCATTACATCGCTTTCTTTAGCTTCGTAATCAATAATATTATATTTATCTCTATGTGCTTCTTTAATTGGTCTATATAAAACACTCATAGCTTTATGCATATCATCCCACGATTGCATATAGTTTTCTATGTCTACATATTCACCTAATGATATATCTTCTAATACTGGTATAAATCCATATGCAGTATTATTCATTTCAAAGCGGTTTATTAGTTTAGGTTTTATTTCTAGTAAGTCGTTTAGTATTCTAATTATTTCGTTCATATCTGTGATCTTAATTTTAAATGTGTCTTTAAGATCTATGCCACAAAATATCTCTATCATCTTTTGAGCTACAAACGTACCATCACCGTTGTCTTTTTGTATTTTAAGAAACTTCTGATATTGATCTAGTGTTAGTTCGTTTAGATCTGTTGGTACGTTAATAGATAACTTCATAAATATATAATAACAAATTTAACTTTTTTTCACAAAAAAAGGGAGCCATCTCCGAACCCCCTTTACTAACCAATTAATATGAAAAAAATTCTATGAAAAAGAATTATGAAGATGTAAGCTGTTCTTTTATTATTTTAAAGTTAATATTGTCTTTATGTAATTCAAAGTGTTCGTGCTTTGTTGGGTAACTAAATGCGTCTTGTATAAACAAGTCCTCTAGTTGTGATGTATCTAATGTTTTAAGTAGATCTAAGTCATAGTGACCGAACACCTGGTTTAACGCTATCATAGTATCTCTAAATGATTTTGACTCCATTATAGATTCGTTATAAAATTATCTAGTAAGACTAATAATATTGCAGCTAACCATATAACGGCAACGTATGATATGTTTAATAGTTTTTGTTTCATACCCCTAAGTTAATAACTATATTTTAATTATCAAAATTATTTAATAACTTTTTTTTACTTATATTTAGATTATGAAAATAACTAAAACAAGACTTACTACTAACGAAGCTAAAGATTCATTCTTACTTCTATGGTTTGCAGGTAGTAGATTAAAGTCTAAAATATTTACAAGTGAACGTGAAGCTCTAGACTATCAGAGTATGTTACTTGGTTCTAACGAATAGCATACTTACCATAGTTAGGTTTGCTCATTAGACTATAGGTTGCATACCTGGTTGCATCAGGTAAGTGATCAGCACCATCATTAGGTATGTTAGTTAATCTATTTGCTTTATCTTTCTTCCACCTGTAATCTCTAAACTCTCTTATAGCATTTACAGATGTTTCTGTTATATGTAGTTTGTATCGCTTTAACAAGTCTATACCTGCCATAATACTATTCTGTCCTTTTACGCTTGGTCTTATATTGTTTCCCATTCTTCTAAGCTCATCTATTAAACGAACTTCTGCTGAATCACCAAAGCATAGCTTATTGTCTTTATTATGCTCTAGAAAGAATCTATGTATGTCTGCCGTTGTCATCATAGTTCTATAAAGTAATTCATTAATATATAGATTATGATCTTTCTGATATACTTCTACTGCACAAGTCGGATCATTGGTATAACCAAAGTCCATACCTATAGATAATAACTTAGCATCCTGTGGTATTTTATTTATTGTAGTAAAGCTAAATATCTGTGTTCTTGATAACGCTCTCTCACCTAGTCCAAATACTTGCCAATATTCTTCATCGGTTTCTTTTAGTCTTTCTAGTTCGTGTACAAGTGTTTTATCTATAAATGGATTGTCTTTGTATGTAGTCTTAAAAAACACAGCATCATCTCTAGTTTCTACTTTATCATATATCCAATGGTTTGCTTCACTAGGATTATAGTCTATTATTATTTGACCTTCTGTTCTAAATATTAATTGTTGCCAACTATCCCAATCTATTTCATTACACTCATTAACAAATAATAAGTTTCTTTTTCTACCACGTATCTTAGCAGGTTGATCTAATGATATAAACTCTATGGTGTTGTTGTTTAGATAGTATTCGCTATTACTCTTGTTATGGTTCTTTTCGCTATATAACTCATAGTTCTTTAGTATATCTAAAAAGTCACGCATAACAGTTCCACGTAAACTCGGAAAAGTCTTACGGCATATAGTAACAATATGATTTTGATTTTGAAAGCAGTAATCGAATATTATCCACACTAACAGGTTAAAGGTTTTACCAGACCTACTTCCTCCCTGCTCTATTAGTATCTTCTTATCTGATCTATGAAATTTATAAGCGTGGTTAAATATAACATTAGTCTGTACTTGATTCATTATCTTTCACCACTACTTCAAATAAAGGTGTGTCTTGGTTTAGTGTTATGTCTTGTGTTTCTCTAGGTTTACCATAATAGTAATTTGCATATAGTTGTGCAAACTTATAGTCACCTTTCTTTAGACCATCGTGTAGTACTTGTATAAATAAATCTTCCATAGGTGATAGCTTGTCTAATAACTTAAACTCATCAGCTTTAGACTTTCTACCAGATCCATCTCTTTTACCACCCCAACTCATAATTAATTTCTTTTACCTTGTCCTCTATATTTCTTTTTATAACCCGTTTGTCCTCTACTTGCATTCTTACTATGCACACCTGGTCTTTTCTTTTTAGGTCGCTCTATGTAAGCACTTATTATCTTTCTTGCCAACTTGAAAAAACTTGATTAATCAAATATATAATACTTTTTTTTACTTTTTTTAATACTCCCATTCACTTTCATCTAAAAACACTTCATCTTTTACCATAGCATCTATCTGTGCTGCCATCTTAATTAAAGTATCTTCAGGTAAGTATTTTAGTTTAGATTTTATATAAGCAGTTGTATTCGCTCTATTCTTAAAGTCAGGTTTAGCAAACAAATTATCAAACCATTCTTGCATTCTTTTATTGTTATGTTCATATACTTCAAACATTTTTAATGCGTGACATAGTGTTGCACTATCCATATTAAAACCTAATTGGTTAAATATTATAATAATATCTTTATTACGTAGCTTGTAATAATTTCTAAGTATGTGTACAAAGAAAGCTCTTGCTTCTACATACTCTGTTTGTCTTTTTTTCTCTAAGAAGTTTATACCTGTTATCTTCTTAACTTCTTTTGCTATTCTGTATGTTTCTCTCATAGTTTACTAAATTATTAATAATTCTTAATATATCAAAGGTTTATCTCTATATAATAGTCGTCTAGTTCTGGTTCGTCTTGCTCGAAGTGTTGTGCATAAACATTAAGCGCATACGCTACTTTATCTCTACCACTCTGTATAAATTCTTTACTTACAGCTTTACTTATACCTATATCTCTAGATCCTTTATCTATTACAATAAATCTAAAATCGGGTATATTATAAATTTCTGTATATAGATAGGCTTGTACGTCATAGTGAAAGTTATACGCACTATGTTCAAAACCTTTTATGTTACTTGTTGTTTTAAGATCACACACATAGTCTTTAGCTAACACATCTGCTTTAGCACGAAATGGTTGACCTTGTACTAATGCTACACCTGGATATTCTGTCTTACATCCTTTTATCATTTGCATAGCGGGTTCATTACGATAAAATGCTTCTGCTAATCTTTCTGCATCATTCTTTTCTTTCATTGTAAATACTTCACCGTGTTCTTCTTTAGCCATTTTAAATTTCTTTGTGTTCTTGCTTTGCACATCTATAAACACTTGTGATTCAAATACGTCATTCTCTAATATAGCAGTATGCGTTAACCAGCCATCTCTTAGCGCTTGACTTTTAGGTGATCCATACTTCATTACATTATAGTATGTTTTAGGTGATTCTAGTAATAGTTTTATTGTACTACTACTAAATGCAAATTTATTCATAAAGCCATAATAAAATTCATCATCTAGCATTTTAGATAACAGTTCTGTTTTGTCGTAGTATTTTCCGTCTAATAGTTTTATTTGTTTATTCATAAGCATATCTAATATTATTAAGTCCAATATAATGTTTTTTTAATTCGTTTTGCTACTTCTCTGACTACATCTACAGTTACTGCATTACCACACATCTTATATCTTTGAGTGTCAGAGTTATCTTCTGCAAGTGTCCAGTTATCAGGAAACCCTTGTAATCTTTCACACTCTATTGGTGTTAATCTTCTAATGTTTTGTTGGTTGACTATGTACTGGTCAGTATTGCCACCTCCTTCAGAGCTTGAATGTAAAATGTTTGCTTCATCTTTTTCGTGATAGCTTGTTACTTTACCTTTTTTATCTCTTGTATATCCAATAACTGCTTGATTGCAACTTGTTTCTAATGTTTGTGCTTGTTGTTTACCAACTCTACCTCTTCTTGTTTTAGAATTTGGTTGTGATAAATTAACACTATCTCCAGTTATTGCTATTTCATATCCTTTTTTTGTTGCTGATTTTACTTTAATTTGTTTTGGTTGTTTGTAATCAGTAGCTGATAAGCAGCTCATTATGGCATTAGTATTATGTATAGCACCTCTTTCTCCTCCTTTATTTGTATCTCCAAACAAACTTATTTTATCGTCATCTTTTCCAAAGATTTCTCCGATAGGAAATACTTGTCCTCTACTTCTGTTTGGAGCATATCCGACAAGGTAGATTCTCTCTCTATTTTGGGGTAAAAACCATTTTGTATTAAGCAATTGCCATTCAAGTCTATAACCCCCAATGTTGGTAAACGCTTGCAAGATTGCTGCAAAGTCTTGGCGATTGTTTGATGAGAATGTTCCTTTAACATTTTCCCAGATAAAAAAATCTGGTCTGCATTCTTCGATAAGCCTAATTGCTTCAAGGATAAGGCTTGATCTGCTTCCTTCCATACCTTTTCTTTTTCCAGCAAGGCTAAAGTCTTGACAAGGACTTCCGAAAGTGATAGCGTTGATTCTTGGGAGTTCTGCTCCTTGAACATCTGTAACTGATCCGACATAAGTACTATTTTTAAAATTGTGATTATAAGTTTTTATTGCATATTTATCTACTTCAGAGTAATAAGAATTTACCTTAAACCCTGCTTGGCTTAAACCTAAATGAAAGCCACCAATACCACTAAACAAATCGAGTAAATTTATTTTCATTTATTTCTCTCTATATACTTCTGTAGGTTTGCTAATGCTCTCCAGGCTACTTTAGCATCGTGTGGCATACCATCATCATCTAGTGTACCGCAGTCTATTAAATGTCTAGCTAAAGCATCTAGTTCATCTGTGGATTTGTTTCTATCCCAATGTAATGGTTTATCTGGATGATGCTGTTGATTTCCTATATAACTAACCTGTGCTACCATTTTAAGTGCATCGGGGAAATATTTAATAACACCAGAGTAAACTGGTATCTCTTTTCGTTTTTTGTGTTTATTAGAATTCTTCATATGTCATTCTATATGTTAAATAAATATATATGTCGTTATCTACTAATTTATATCTTTTACTTTCCATCTCAAACCTAAATATAAATGTAAACAACTCTATTTCTATTTCACTTCCTACTTCAGGCACACTATCAAAATCTAACCATAAAGAATTTACGGTGTCTAGTAATTTGTTTTCTACATCTTCAGAAGGTTCTTGTCCTACTATGTCAGTCAAGATGTGTATCTTCATATTTCTTTAATTGTTGTTTAGCTTCGTTTCTCTCGTTTACCGCACCGTCTCTTTGAAATTTATATTGCATTACAGCTTTAAGCGCAAGATCTCTATCTCGTTTTAATTCTATAATATGCCATTGTATATCTAAAAAAGATTCTATTATTAATTTTAATTCTTTATTATCTTGTGCTTTACCTTTCCATTTAGTTAACAGTTCTAATACTGTTTGAATATTCTTATCGCACTCAAACTCTTTTATTGCATCTAGCTTTTTATAAGCATCTATCAAATCCTGATTCATTGTTTATATAACTTGCTTGTGATTCTTCTAATAAATATACTTCTTTTTCTTTTTTCTTTTTAGTCCATAGTGTTGTATCTGGACAATTTAACTTCTCTAGCTCTGGTAAATTCATATTGTTTAACCAAAATATATACATACCTTTCGGATCAAACACTAAATATAATTTGTGTATTTGTTTTGGTAACCCTAATAGTCTTTGATATTTACCTTTCTCTAATAATTTTGTTTCATAATATTTATGTCTAAACTTCATTTCTATTACGCATTCTTTTTTCTTTGGGGTTAAACCTTTTGCATCAAAATATTCATAATCTTCACCACACCAGGTAAGGTTCCAACCATCTAAATTTAATATATTAACTACAGTTTGTTCCCATCTATGTACTTCTTTTATACCCATTTTTATAAATAACATTTAGCTCATCTACAAACTCTTGTATTCTACCAATAATATGTTCACCCCTACAAGTACATAAACTTTCGTAAGGATGATTAAAATACTTTGCGTGTAGACTTTCGATTAATTTAAGTTCGTTTTTTGCTATTGTGTTATTTTTTACGCCTTTAAATTTAGTCCATTGATCGTAATCAACTTTTATCATTTGTACTTTATCTGTCATCTTTTAATTTGTATTTTATTCCAATCGTCTTTTCTCTTATCACAACCACAGTCTTTGTAGCCGAATAGTTTTGCTATAGCCGTAGCTATTCTTTTACCATAACCAAACGTAATTATGTTAATTATTTTTTCTGCTAGATCCCCTAGTCCAATCGAATTTCTCATATTGTTTTTTTACAAAATCTTTTACTTTTAAATATGTGTTTCTTAAAGATACATAACTTATATTAGTTTCTCTTTGTAGCTCTGATATTTTCTTACCACCAGACAACAGTTCAAATATTGTAATGTCATACCAAGTAAGTTTCTCTCTATAATCATCTGTAAATTCTTCTAGCTTATTAAAAAGTGTATCTTCATCAATAGTACTTTTTTTACCATACTTAGCTAAAGCTGAACTTAAATCAAAGTTTTCACTATCAGATGTAATTATTAAATCTTTACGCTTGTTGTTGTGTTGTTTTAATCGTAAACAAGAATGAAATATAATTTTATAACAATAGAAATAGTTTATATCGTTTTCACCATATCTTAAATCTTTACCCTTCTTTGTTAGATCATCTATTTTAATATAAAGTTCAGAAACAATATCTTTGCAGTCGTCATCACCGCAGTTAAAAGATTTACATATCCTTAACCAATCTTTATGTTTCTTATATGCTATTTCAAGAATCACGCTTTTCTATTAAATGTAATAAATTTTTATTGTTAATACTAAAACCTACATTGTTAGCTAATGATCTAAACTCTATAGGATTTTCTAACGGTGTAGGTCTACCACCACTATCTATCTCCTTTATTTTTATTATAGCTAAATATGTATTTGTCCAGTATTCTGGGTGATTTGTATACCTGTGTAATATTAGAAAATTATCAGATTTATTTAGGAACTTACCCCCTCCTTCAGCTGATCCTGCACTTGGTGGCTGTATGTATCCTTCAAATTTATGTCCGTTAGGGTGTTTGTGTCTTAGTGATTCTGTTACAGCGTGTGTAATTAAATATATAGAACACTTGTTTCGTCTAGTAAACAATCTATAATCTCCCATAACTGCGTAGTCGTATTCGTGACCACCGTATGTTTTCATTAACTCTTTATCTCTTATAAGTGAATTGTATGGATCTATTAATAAAGCGTGGTAATCAAATGTCTTTTTAATTTCTTCTGCTTGTCTTAATAATTCGCTAGATGTATATACTTCTTCTATGTTCACATATCTAAAGTGTTGATGAATCCATTTAATCTTTTCTTTCCATACCTTATCTGGTATTTTATTAAATGGTAACCCAACTAAAAATTCACATAGCTTTTTACTTATACTACTAGGTTCATTCTCTGCTGAATATATTAAGTATTTAAGATTATACTTAACAGCATATAATAAAAGTAAATAAAGTAATGTGGTTGTTTTTCCAGTTGATGCGTGTCCAAGTACTACATTAAAGTTACTAAACTTAAATCTCCAGTACTCATCTATCTCTGGTATTCCAAGTCGTAGACCTTCCTTAATCTTACCATTACGAATGTCATTCAGTCTACTAACTTGAGAACTTAAAGAAACTGTATTAAAATGGGAGTCCGTCATCGTCATTTGTGTTTCGATCAGGACTGTGTTCCTTACTAGTTATTTCTTTATAATTATTGCTTTCTAATTTGCTGTATGGTTTACCAGCTTTGCTTATCATAGTAATAAACTTAAGATACCCTTCATTTTCTTTAATATGTTTTTGTATATCGGGATCTTCTAACTGTTGTTTAAACTTCTCTACGTTAAGACTATTCTTAGAAACTATATAGTCTTTATCATTTGTGTATGTATAAAGTCCGTTTATAAATACTGTATCGCTATTTTGTGCCATTGTTTTGTGGTTTAGTTGTTAGTAAATTATAGTATGCTATTGTTACTTGTCCTATAGAACTTAGTAATTCGCTTTGCGCTTTCGCTCTATTTTCACCTTCTAGTGATAAAGTTTTTTGCCAAGCATCACTAGTTACAGTTTCGAAACCTAACTTAGATGCAACTGATAATGCTATACTTTGTTGCTGTGTTAAAGATTCTGTACTAGTACTTGTGTTTGTAGGTTGATTATTTTCTACTTTTTTCATTTGTTTACCGTTTTGAATTATTTTTTTGTTTACCATTCTTTCGTTCAAAAGGTACGTAACATTGTCACCTTTTGCAAATGGGTACGGTTTATTAGATGGATAGTTAAATACTGGTATATCACCATTCTTTAGTGATACTTTATATTCTTTCATTTCTGTTCCATCTTTACCAGACCAAGTTTTACCTTCTTCGATCCAGTCTATAGTTGATTGTCTGTTTTGATTTTGTGCTAAACTCATTATGTATTTATTAAATTAAATTTATCTGCGTATGCTAGAAGTTCTTCTAGTCTTTTGTTTTTTTGTTTTTCCTTAGATAACTCTTTTTGTAGAGATTCTATTTGTAGTCGTTGCCATTTTAATTGGTCATTCACAAAGCCATTAGCTTGTGTTTTTATAATATTTAAATCGTTTTGTGTGTACATATTTATAATTGTTTCCTCAAAGTTATCAAATTTTTTTTATAAAACAAATGTTTTTCTTCTAATTCGTAATTTTGTATTTTAATTGTTTGTTTAGATAATAGCATTAATTCATCTGCCGTACCCTTACCGTGTATTTCATCTATACGTTTACCATAGGTATATTGATTACCTGCTAGCCAATTATTGCAGTATGCACATTGGGGGTAAACATTACGTTCATCATACCTAGTAACTAAAAATCTCCTACTAACAAAATGTCCTGCGTGTATCTGACCACTATTCCATATAGCTTTCTTACCACAAGTTATACAAGTACAATACCCTTTTTTATCAGCGTGTTTTCTTCGTATGTATTCGCTAAATATCCGATCAATTTTTTTGATTAATTTTTGTCTCATTATATAAATATATAAAAAACTGTACTATATTGTATTGTACTATATAGTATAATAATATATTGTATAATACTATATTGTACTAGAGCTTTCTTATTTTTTCTAGACCACGAGATCCAAAATATGCTCCATAAACTAAAAGAAGTAATTGATTTATAATAGTAAGATCATAGTTTAAAAAAAACCCTGTAGCATATACTAAAGTTAAAAATACTAACGATATAGGTCTTACGTTTTTACTAAGCCACGAATCAGATAGTGAATCAGCTTCCCATCTACGAGTAACTGCATCCATCTCCTCTAACTCAATCTCAAGCATTCTAAGAGCAGTTTCTTTATCGGGCTGGGGTAAACTATCATCTTTAATGATTAAGTTCTTTAAAACGCCTAATACGCCTTGATCAGGTATTGTCTCCGCTAGACTCTGAAACACCCCCGACTTCCCTAGTAGGAACTGACCTAGTTTCGTCTCTTTGAACTTTTTTCTTTTTTTGCTCATACTTTACTTTTTTAGGTTTTTCTACTTTAGGTTCTTTAAACTCTATAAGACCTAAATTTGTATTGCGATATACTAAACCTCTATTTAAACCTTCTACATAACTACAATGTACCCAACTAGGGCTATCATCATTATATTCCCATATCAATACATCGAACTTTAAATTGTCTTTTATGTAATAAAATATATCTTTATTAGATACATCAGTACCATCGTTGTCTAGATCTATAGCTTGACCTGTAATGTGTTTACTGTATTTACTACCACCTACTAAACTATTTAATCTTTCACATCTATACATACTACTTACGTAGATAGGTTTTTTAAAGTGATCACGTATAGGTTGAAATATCTTTTCTGCTGTTAGTTTTAGGTTGTCTATTATAATACCGCTAGGTGTATTGTCTAGTCTTTTACGTTTTGCAGTTTCAGATTTTATAGCTTCTGCTAATGTTAAATTTTGTGATAGTTTCATTTTAATAATATTTATTCATAAACCACTTTAAGAATACTGTTGCCCAAAACATAGTTAATAATAACCATACTGTTGAGTAAATAATATAAGGTACTTGAAGCCAAAAAGCATCTTTAATACCTTCCCAAATTTTATTTAAAAAGTTTTTCATAATATTTATTTTTAATAAAGTTAATTATTTTTTATTTAATAGCTGATGTATTTTTATCAGCGTATAAATAGTCGTTACTACTATTAACAATCCTTGTAATACGGAATTTATTTCTGATATTGTCATTATTAATGTAAATACCCCTAAGATTGTTGGTTCAAATCCATTCATTTTAATTTATTTTAAATGCCATATATATATAATCATTGCCATTTCCATTTGTTTGACCTAATCCAGGACCACTACCAATTAACTTAAACCCTGTAGATATAAATTCTACATTTGTTCCTGATTCAGTTGCTTCTGCTGCAGAATCGTTAGGTTTTATATTTTTACTACCACCACGAACACTATCTAATATAACCCAGTTATCAACTCCATCTGTTACTTTTATTAATACAAAGTCAGGTTGAAATCCTGTTGTTATGGTTTTAGTTGTCGTACCATCTCCAGTATAACTTCCAAACTTGCTATATCCTGATACTGAATGGAAACAATAAGCTATAAACTCATCACCACTTTTATTTACACTATCAACGCCAACTGAACCCGTTGCAAATCCAAATGTAGTGGCATTTAAGTTTGCATAAGTTATACCCCCATTGCTACCCATACTTGTAAATGCAGCAGCAGTTAAATCCAAAGCTATCCCTTCATTAGAGGCTAATCCAACGTGACAAGCATTCCAGTTTCCTGATGAAGATAAATTTTTCACTATAACCATATCAGGTTTTGCTGAAAGACCGTGTGGCACTCTACTTGTAGCAACACCATCTCCTTCCCACTTAACTATACTAAATCCTGCATTAGCATTTGCACTAACTATTGATTGTATAGAAACTATTGCTTTAGTTCCTATGTTTAATGTATCATTCTGTGCTGTAGTTTCATTATACAAGTTAGTAACACTTGCTGCAGTTAATGCTTTATTATAAAATCTTACTTGGTCTAATTTACCTGTATAATCATAACCTCCTGCATCTGCACCAATATTAAACCCACCAGACACACTTGTTCTATTACTTTCAGTTAGTGCATTAGTACCAACACTAACCCCATTTACATACAATGTTAAAACATTACCGATCTCTACTACTCCCACTATATGATGCCAAGTATTTGCTGCAAGTGCAGAACTTTGTACCTGTGCTCCTCCTGATGTATTATTTCCAAAACTTAATTCAACCACATTACTACCAGCAAGACCTAAACCGAAACCTGCTGTACTCCAAGAATTAAAATTTCCTTCAGCTATAAAAAATCCACTTGATGAATTTGTATTTATCCAAGCTGAAATTGAAAAATTAGAACTTAAAGGTATTGTCGTATTGCTAATTCCTGTATTTATGAAACTACTACTCCCATTAAATTCTGCTGCTTTATTAAACTTACCACTTGAACTATATGTTACATTAGAAGCAGTTCCATTATAATTACCTGTTACATCATTTGCATTGTCCTCAAACTTATATATTGCTATTGCATCGACATCTTCTGTAACTTCTTCTATTGTCGCTTCGTTATCATCAGCTTTCCACGCCCAAGCAACAAAATCCTCGCCATTATTGTTTATACCACTTGCATCACCAGTATAAGTTACTCCATTATCATCAAAACTTTGTATATATCCACAACCTTGATTTGTTACCTCTGCACTCGTTACATTAGAATATATTGTTTTATTACCACCTCTTATTATGTCAAACAAATTATGATATGTACACCCACTTGTATCTCTTGTTTTTAACCAATATAATCCAGGTTTAAATCCTAAATCAATTTGTTTATTAGATGTACCATCACCTGTATAAGCTACTGTACTAAAACTTTTTGCTACTGTTGGTGCTTCTGTGTCAGGATCTGCAGCAAATGCCATATAGATATATGTATCGCCTGTATCATTAACATCATCGTGGTCTTCTTTAATTTGAAATCCATTAGAAAGAAAATCTACACCACCCATATCTGATGCTTCTACATTACTTCCATTAGCTAATAAATAATTTATTCTTGGATTACTTGTATTTCTTTTATTATCATACATAAACCAACTACCTGCATCACTTGCATTCTTAATCATTAAAAAAGCTGGTTCAAATCCAGTTTCTACAATCGGTCCATTATCAGAAGAATTACCTGTGTATGAGCCAATCTTTGAAAAGCCATCAATACTTTTAAAACAATAAGCTATGTAATCACTACCATTTCCGTTTTGATTATTTACACTTGAACTACCTTGTATAAATCCAAATATTGTACTGGTCATATTAGCAATATCTACTGCACCGTTTGTACCCCCAGCTATAGCTGCAGCTTCCCTCGTTTCGTTAAAAAACATTACAGTATTACTTGCAGTGTTAAAAACGTGCCACCAATCAGCACCATTTGTTTTTTTAAATATTGTTAAATCTGGAATTACTCCTAATCCGTGACCTACAGTAGAAGATGCTGAACCATCTCCTGTATATTTTACGATTGAAAATCCTGCTTGTTCATTGACTTGCACTGTACTTGTAATACTCCCATCAGTATTGCTGCTTGTAGTTCCTCCGTTTGCTTTCCAACACCAAGCTACATAATTTGTACCATCATAATTCCAACCTCCAGCTGCAGAACCAACTGTAAAACCCCCTGTATCGAATGATTCCAAACCATTTACATTAGTAACTTCTGCATTATCAAGATTTGGGTATATTGATTTACTTGCACCTCTTGTGCTATCCATTAAAGTATGACTAAAATCACCTACAGTACCACTTCTTGATTTTATCCAAACTAAATCTGGAGTAAAATTCAATCCATACTCATAACTAACATTACTTGCAGTACCGTCATAAGTTCTCATATCATCATTTGCATTTCCTTCAAATCTATAAGAAGCTACAAGTGAGTTTTCTTGATACAATGTAGTTACTTCACTTGCTGATAACACTTTGTTGAATATTCTTACTTGGTCTATTGTTCCACTAAAATTTGAACTACCCAAATCATAATTACCTATATTATTACCCCCTGAAACAGATTGAGTAAAAAGGTCGTAAGTCCAATCCATTCCTGAATCATAAACACCATCAATAAAACATTTAGTTTTAGTAGTTTGATTACCATCATAAGTAAAAACAAAATGATGCCAACCTCCATCATTATAACCACCTGCGGTTGATTGAGCATTATTAGCCGATTGTGCAGTACCTGCCCAGTTATTAACACAAATTTTACCTGCAGGAGAAAAACTATTATCTATTCTAATATGAAATGTATTATTACCAGTTCTTTTTGCAAACATATAAGAACCATTTGCAGATGTTGTTTTAAACCATAAACTATAACTTACAGTTTCGCCTTCAGCACCAAAGTTGTCTGGTATGTTTATTTTACTATCTGAAGCTGAAAATATAGCACCTTGACCATATCTTCCTGCTG